AAAAACCACCGACAAGACCAATCATAGCGGCTTGTGCTACTCCCATTAATGATATTGTTGATAGGGTTGTAAACATAAACCCACTTATAAATGATATTTTATTGTCCATAGTTTAAATGGGTTACCCCTTTTATTTTAAGCAGTATATGTTCCGCTTGATGTATAAGTTAGTATTGTGTCAGAACCATCTGTTGTAACCGTAGGGCTTCCTGTTGTAGTTCCTGAATAGTTTGCAGTAGGCACTCTAAGTATTACTACTCCTGAACCTCCTGCACCACTAAAACCCCCTGCCATACCGCCACCACCGCCGCCAGTATTTGCAGTTCCAACACCAGCTGGGTCTGTCCAATTTCCGAAGCCACCACCGCCAATACCTCCTGCTCCTGCAGAGGTTAAACCGCTACCACCACCGCCTCCAGCGTAATAAACAGATGTACCAGTTATATCAGAGGCTAATCCTGCTCCACCATCTCCTCCTACACCTGAACCTGAAGCAACACCGTTTCCTCCAACAGCACCTGCCCCGCCGCCACCTGCAGCAGCAGCAGTAGCACATTGTCCTATTCCTCCATCATTTCCTTGTCCAAGAGTAGCTGCGCCTCCATTTCCACGACCTCCACCGCCACCTGAACCTCCAGGTCCTCCGTGCGCAACACAATTATATGAATTAACAGTTCCTCCATATCCACCCCCAATAGATTCTATTGCGTCAAAAACACTATTTGTTCCATTTGTACCACTTTGACCGTGTCCATTAGTTCCAGCACCTCCTGCTCCAACTGTTATTGTATAAGATGTGGAAGCTGTTAGATTTAAAGAGGAAGTCAAGAAACCTCCTGCGCCTCCGCCTCCGCCTGCAGCTCCAGAATAACCACCACCGCCTGATGCTCCTCCTGCAACTACTAAGTAATCAACTGTCAAAACAGGGGGTATCGTATCCAAAGTCAACCACTTTACGCCATCGTATGTTTCCATAACGTTGTCAGTAGTGTTGAATCTAATATACCCAGCTTCTGGCGATACAGGACGTTCTGCCGTAGTTCCTTTAGGAAATACAGTTGCATCCGTAGACGAATCTAAATCTAATAAATCTGGGTGGTTTATTTTTGTAGTCGCCATATTATTCTTCTATTATTACTTCTTCCCAGTTAACTAACTCTTCATTCCATTTGTACAGTTTTTCGTCTGCTGGATAAGGTACTGGCGCATCCCAAAGACAAGTGTCTTCGTTCAATGTCCAGCTGTTAAAGGGTTGAGGTGGAATAAAAGCATCTCTTGTCGTATCGTAAGTGTAACCAATACCAGCGTAGTTTTTTCTAAGTGCCTTAGATTGGTCTTCACTTGGTTCGTTAGTATTAGGGGCATAATGTACTCCACCTCTTGTGTTATAAGAAGTCTGAATCCATTGGCCCGGACTATCGTCTACGAAGTTGTTAAAAAAATCTGCTTCAGCTACAATTACTCTTGTAACTATTCCGTTTGAAACTTTTGCAAAGTGTCCCATAGTATTAAATTAATTTATGCGGTGTATGTTCCGCTAGATGTATATGTTAAAATTGTATCTGTTCCGTCTGTTGTAACTGTTGGGGAACCTGTGGTTGTTCCGCTATAATTAGAAGTTGGCATTCTTAATATAACTATTCCGCTTCCTCCATTTGCTCCATCTAAAACACTATTCCCTCCCGGGCCGCTAGCTCCACCCCCGGTATTAACTGCTCCCGCTTGACCGTTTTGTTCATCAACAGAATTTCCTCCGCCGCCAAGACCTCCGTTAACTGTGCCAGAATTAGTGCCACCCGCGCCGCCGCCTGCATAATAAGTTGCAGTACCATTTATTGAAACTTGTAAGCCATTCCCTCCTGTTCCACCAACATAATTACTAGCATCGCCTCCATCTTGAGAAGCTCCACCACCTCCGCCACAAGTGTAATACGGAGGACGTTGTCCGGCGCCTCCATCAAATCCTTGACCAGAAGTACCTTGACCAACAGTATTAGGGTCAATAGAGCCATAACCATTACCACCAGCAGAGCCTCCGTTTAACCCCACGTTTCCGTGCTGACCACCACCACCTCCTATAGAAGTTATAGAATCAAAAGACGAATTGGCTCCAGAAGTACCGTTACCGCCGTCAGTAGGGGAGCCTAATCCACCTGCTCCAATAACAATAACGTATTCAGTAGACGGTGTTATTGTTAACGAATTTTCAGGCGCAGCTCCACCTCCAGAAGTACTACCATAAGAAGTTCTTAATCCACCTGCACCGCCGCCACCAGAAGTCCCACCGCCAGAACCGCCACCACCAGCAACTACTAAATAGTCAATATCATATACTGGAACAAACTTATTTATTTTCCTCCAATCAGTACCATCAAAGGTTTCTAATTTAGTTTCGTCTATTTCAGAGTTATGTCTTAGTGTTCCTTCTAATGGGTTAGATGGTCTTTGTGCCTCTGTGCCTTTAGGTAATCCTAATGCGCCAGTATCTGAACCTAAGTCTAATAAATCGTTTGTTATTTTAGTTAATGCCATAATCTATGCTGTATAAGTTCCAGAACTTGTATATGTTAATACTGTGTAATCTCCGTCAGTAGTTACAGTTGGCGAACCAGTTGTTGTGCCAGAGTACTCGGATGTTAGAAGTCTTAGTATTACTACTCCAGACCCTCCATTACCACTTGTTCCAACTGAACCAGCTAAAATACCAGCAGAACCTCCTCCAGAACCCCCACCTGTATTTGCAGTTCCAGATTGTCCATCTTCAAAACCATTAACAGAGTAACCTCCATTACCACCGCCGCCTATTCCACCGCTACCGAATTGATTATCTCCTGCGTTAGCTTCAGGGCCACCTGCTCCACCACCACCTGCGTAATAAACAGAAGAACCAGTTATACTAACTAAAAGACCGCTACCCCCATCTCCGGGCCCATTAGAAGAGTTACCTTGTTGTCCTGCACTTGCGGCGCCACCGCCACCACCATTTACTTCAGAATAACCTCCTAAATTTGTACCATTTCCGCCAGCATAACCTTGTCCAGATGTTCCAGAACCTGATGTTGAAGTAGTCCAACTACCTCCTCCAGAACCACCGCTGCTTCCATCAAGGTATTGAGAACCTCCCGGAGTTCCTCCTGTTGCTCCACCACCTCCTCCTATTGAAGTAATTGTAGTTATATCAGCTCCAGATAAAAAACTATCAGAACCATTTCTTGAAACAGAAGTTGTTGCTGGAACATTATTTCCAGATGCTCCTGCGCCAACATTTATTGTATAAACATTAGATGGAGTAAATGTTATGTTGGTTTCAGAAACGGAACCACCTCCAGACGTAGAACCGTAAGAAGTTCTTAACCCTCCAGCGCCTCCACCGGGCCCATAATAAATTCCTGCTGCACCACCACCAGCTACTACTAAGTAATCAACTAATATAGGCGGAACCGTACTCTTAACCTGCTTCCATTCTGTACCGTTGTAATACTCAATAACATTGTCATCGGTATTTTCACGAACCATTCCAGCGACAGGTGATGAAGGTCTTTGAGCAGTAGTTCCTTTAGGAAGGTTAAGGCTCGCAGTACTTGCTCCCAAGTTTAATAAATTGTTTGTTATCTTACTTAAAGCCATATCCTATATTATTTTATTGCACTCATTACCTCTACACTTGTTCCATTTGGAGGTGCAGTACTAAATGTTAATGTTGTTCCGCTAACTGTATAGTTTCCTTTGCTTTGATAAACGCCAGAAATATATATGTTAGTGTCGTTTTCATTTGCTACTGAATTAGACAAAGTAAATGCAACTGTAGAACCATCTCCAGAAAAATTATCTACATAGTTATCTGCTCCACTTGGCATTGCATATAACTCAGTAAAGTTTAAATTCGCTTTGTTGAAAGCATTTCTTAAAGGGTCTCCTGTACCATCGTTTGGAGATGTTCCTATGTTAATTGTTTGTTGTGCCATTTTTTATTATTTAATATTGAGTTTGGTCTGCGGTGTTTGCCGTTGTATCTGCTCTTAGGATGATAGTATCAACGGTTAAGTAACTACCATCCGCATCAAAAGGGTAAATGCTACCCCATCCGTTAGTTTCGTTTACATTACCCCACCAACTACTTTCGTAACTTATTCCCCAATTTATATTGTTTGCCATTTTGTATTTTTTTTAAAAACACTTTTAGTTTCTGTATGTTTTCTTTTTTTACCCTGTACCTTATATTACCCATCCTGTAAAGTTTGAATCTGTATCTGGGTACATATCGTCGTTTACGTTCAGATAGTATTCTGGATACGTTGCTTGGTTAAAACTCATAAAATCAATAAAACGTCTTGTGTAGTGTTGTGCTACATTACGTTCTTGTTCAACTAAATAATCTACTTCATCTTTATCTACACTTTGGGCAGTTTCTGAAGTATGTTTATAAACACCTCCATTGGCTATGGTATAAGCCGCATAAGGCAAGAACTCAACTTGCGCCCAATGTATTGTCATTGGCTTAACGTAAGTGTCTAAAAGTGTCTTATAATCGCTATTTGATGGGTCTGTAATTGTTCCTGCTATAATTAAGTCTTCTAACTTTTCATAAAGTTTAGTTCCTAAGTAATTCTGTATGTGTATTTCTTGGGCAATTTCTATAAACTGAATGAACTTGTCATTGTCCATATTGCCGTTAATTACAGAATATCTCTTTATATCTTTAGTGCTGCAAAAAAGTGCTTTAGCCATTATTGAAATCTTTTATTAGTTGGTAAGAACCCTTGATTTGGCATATCCTTTGGCTTCATAGAAACCTCTTTTTCATTTACAGGGTTAAATCCGTCTTTTCTTGCCTTGTTAGTTGAAATGTTAGCATCTTGGTTTGCTAAGTTACCTTCTGTTTTACCTTTAAAGGTTTGTCTAAGCCATTTGTGATGGCACGACCCACCGCCTTTGTACTTCCAAATAGAATAAGTGTTAGCGCCTTCAGCACCCCAACCAGCATTAACTGCACGGCTACCCATTGCAATAATATCTTCTTTACGGTACAGCTTGTCAAATTGAACCATTTTTTTACAGAACTCACGGCTATTTGCACCAGCTTGTAAAGGGCTATATCTGTATCTTACTTTATAAGGTACACCGTCAATTGTTTTGTCTTGTTTAGATTTTGCGTTTGGTCTTGCTGAACCTACACTAACAAAGT